TAATCCAACACAAACTACAATATTTTACGATTCAAGAGTTAGTGGGGCAGTTATCGGTAAAACATTGTATTACGATAATTCGGGATGTCAAAAGGTACTTAACGGTTACTACACAATTTCAGGAACATCACCATATAGAACATTTTACCATACAACAAATGGTGTTATTGATGGTATCCATACAATGGCAACATCAGGAAGTACCGAAACGAACACGAGTCAACCAATAATAACAACCAATAAAGATTACTCAAGTAATTGGTATTATAATGGTATGAACAAAACCGCATTGAATAATTACACCGATAATATTGAATCGATAAGCAGTTTTGACCCAAATTCACTATATACGGATTCATCATTAAAAAAAGGATTTATTAAAACCCCAATAACTTTAGACGATTTTCAATTATATACTAATTTTACTGGAACAACATATGATGAGGCCCCGACAGGGTGGTATAGACCATTAATTGATTGGATTTCAAATGAATCGTTCTATTATTATAACACAGAAACAATAACCTTAGATATTGAAGAATATTGCGCATACACTGGAAATACGGTAACCACAAGGGGATTTTACGTGGTAGGTAAATCAAGTGGAGTTTTAACTCCAACACCTAATCCGGTAACAATGGTTGTTAAGGTTTATACTACAGGTGATGTACTAACAGGAACATTTAATGTTACAACAAATACATCAAATGCAAGAACGTTTGTTAATTACGGTAGTCAGGTTTTATTAAATGAATCAGTAACAAGTATTGTTATTGATTCTATTACATCAACTAACCCATTTAATAAGGTAACCTATACCGTTGGAACCTCAACTGTCTGTGGTCCAATTACAACACCAACGGCAACAAACACACCAACACCTACCGTAACCCCAACACCTACACCAACCATGCTACCGGTTTCTGGTTTAACATGGACAACTTCAACAAACACAGTTGGTGTTGCGGGTTGTACAGATGCCGGATGGTTAATCACTAATGGAAATGCAAGTATAAGATATAACGTATCCGATTCTGCGAATTGTGGAGGTACTTGTAGTGCAACTCAAACAGGGGTGGCAACTGCAACAATAACCGTAGGGTCGGCAAATACGTATTTAAATATTGATTTCGACGGTATTGGAGAAAGAGAATCCTCCGCCTATGATAAAATCACATTTAAATTAGATGGAACTCAAATTGCCGACGCACACGCACCTGGAGGTAGTTTAGGTTGTTTAATGGGGCCAGTTGTTAAGACGTACCAAGTACCTGGACCATATTTATTATTGGCGAATTCAGTACACACATTAAGAATTGATTTTACTACGTTAGATGGTTTATACCATGTAGGGTCGTACTATCAAGTAGATTTAAGTTTCACATAAAATAAAAAAACAGATAACTATATAAATGAGATATTTTAACGTAAGGATTGACATAGGTGAGTCGAACAGTATTTTCAGTATTTATTACGATACCGTTGATTCAGGTCACCATGCGTTAATTTTTGACCCATTAGGAAGTACATTAAACGCCACTGGTTTAACTTACACACAATTAACGACAGGTGTTGGTGTGACAATTGAAATACCAAGTAGTGCAACGTCTATTGTTATTGATAGTTCACCTGAAGCATTTTGTACTGAAATTTTTGCGGTTAATGACCCAACATATACGATTTTTATAGGTAATCCAACACCAACACCTACAACAACTGTTACAGTTACCCCAACTCAGACACCGACACCATCGGTGACTGCAACTCAAACGCCAACCCAAACGCCAACAAATACTGTTACCCCATCGGTGACTGCAACTCAAACGCCAACAGAAACGCCAACCCAGACACCTACGAATACCGTTACACCAACAGTTACACCAAGTGTTACTGCAACTCAAACACCAACAAATACACCAACAAATACACCTACAAATACGGTTACCCCAAGTGTTACTCCATCAGTTACGCCAACACAAACAGCAACACAAACACCTACACCATCTGTGACGGCAACTGTTACACCATCGATAACACCAACAAACACCGTCACACCTACAAAAACACCAACACCAACACCAACATATCCTGCACTTACAGTTATTGTAACTTCATTTAGTCAACAATCATGTTATAATGTAAATGATGGTTCGTTTACATTATCCGCATCTGGAGGTAACGGTGCACCTTATGAGTATTCAAAAGACGGGTCAACTTGGCAAACGTCAACAACGTTTACAGGATTGGTACCGGGTACATATACAGGTTACGTAAGAAACAATAACAGAGTGGGAACAGTTGCTAGTGTCTTTGTTGGGGATACAACAAGAAGTGCACCATCAGGAACTGTATCTAATGTTAACATATTATGTAATGGAGATTCTACAGGATCAATCACGTTACAAAACCCAACAGGTGGACAAGGTGGACCTTATGCAACTAAACTAACAACATCAGGCGGAACTGTTCTTTTTGCATATTCTAACATAGGTGGAACATCAAGAACTTACTCAACTTTAGCTGCGGGTTCATATATTTTATACTTAAAAGACGTTACAAGTCCCGAATGTTCTGTTCAGTATCCAATAACAATCACACAACCAAGTGCGGTGGGAGTAACATTGTCAGGAAGTATAACTTACCCAACATGTTATAATACGAACGATGGTTCCGTTACAGTTACAGGTTCAGGTGGAGTAACACCATACACATATAGTGTTGACGGTGGCACATATCAATCAAGTGCAACATTTACATCATTAAGTCCAACATCTCATGTATTCCGTGTTAAAGATGCTAATGGTTGTGTGTCACCATCACCATATACCGCGAATTTAACTGTTACGGCACCAAATGCAACGATAACTGTGGATTCTAATGTAAGTTGTAACGGAGGTTCAAATGGTTCGATTACCGCATCAAGTCCATTCGGTGGTCAAAGTGGAGCATATACTGTGGCAATTGACAACATTAGTGGTACATACTTCTCATTCCCTAAAACGTTCTCAAGTTTAACCGCAGGTACTCACACAATTTATGTGAAAGACGTTAACGGATGTATAGCATCATATAATAGTACAATAACTCAACCAACATTGAACGTTGCATCAATTACTAACGTTGTCGGTGCAACTTCAGGAAATAACGGTTCATTAACGTTAACATCAACTGGTGGGGTGTTTAATAAAACTTATAGATTATATAGAGATACCGCATCACCATATACTACAGGTTGTGGGGACACTTTAATTAACACATATACATCAATTACTTCAGGTTCACCTTCAGTTAACGTAACTGGTTTGGCATGTGGATACTACTGTTTAGAAGTGACAGACGCAAACGGTTGTGTGGTTAATAGTGGATTAGTTGAAGTCCCATGTCAACAAGCGGCAACGTCATATTGGTTAGCGGACGTTTATAATTGTACATCATGTGGAACAGTTCAAGAGGCTGACGTATTAGTTGCCTTTACAGGTTCAGCAACGGGAATACCTAATAGATACTATAACGCACTTAACGGACCGGATGGTAATGTTTATAGATTAAAAATAGAGGCTAGTCCGGGTGTTGCGTACTTAATTGGAGGTCCGGCGTACACGGCATGTTCATCTGGTTGTCTGGTGTAATATAACGACATTAAAAATCCCTTTATTTAGAATATATTAATCCTTATATTATTTAAAAATAATCTAAGGATATTTACTAGTATATTATAATTTTATGTCTGATTCGTTTGGTAGTATGTCATTTTTCGTCCCTTCTTTCCCAAAAGAAGGTGAATCCCAGTCGGGTATAACTCAAAATTATTTAACAGATTTAGACTATACACCACATACAGGTACAACGGCATTTACAGGAACAACATTTTTTACTGCAATTGGTCAAAGTAAAATTTCTGAATTAAAGAAATACGGAACCAATGATTATAGTGGGGTTACTGTTAATATTGACGGTACAAGTGGGTATACCATAGATAATGTCACCTATTTAGATCACCCTGACGGACATACAATTTATACCGGACACACATCAGGTTTCACTCAAGAATCAATCATTAACAATGTATTAACAAGGAATGAACATTTCTTAGGATTTGTAGAGCAACCAAGAGTCTATTCGGATATTTTTGTTGAAAGAGGTAAACAAGGTGTTATGGAAGTAAACCTAAGATTAGGTGAAATAGATAATATGGGAGAATTAAGTGTCTATGGTAATGGATATTATAAAGTTAAAAAACAATAAGATTTATATTTATTAATAAAAAAGAATGGCAGTAGGATCATATGGTATTATAAGACCGGCAGACGTATCACCCGCAGACGTTGATATATTTTATCACCACGTTTCGGGTAGAACATCAACCGCAGAAGTTACGTTAAAAAAATTAACGGCAACAGAAGTATTAACACCCGTTTTTCACAACGAAGAAACGACAACAGAATCAACTGCACAAAATGTTGAGATTTTAGGTGGTTTATATAATCTAAAATTAAAAGCGGATGATTTTTCTGAGTTAGGAATCTACACTTTACATATTAGACCAAAACAAATTAGAACCGCAATTACAGATTGTGGTGTGTTAGCATCATTACCTTCAGTTAGAGGTTTAATTGTTGATATTTCCACAGTAACCGAAGGTGATAGAAATAAATTTACACCTCAAGGATTAGTTGGATATAGAATCGAATACTTAAACACTGCGAATAATCAAAAGGTACCTAACTTCTATAGAGTGGTTACTTCATCTTTCTATTGTAAACCAATTGTTTCAAATTTAACAAATACAACGGATAAGGCCATTCGTTATCAATACACTGACCAAACATCTAATTTAATGTTTTTAACGGTAACACCAAGTTCTTCACCATCAAGTAGACCAAACGTAGTTCCGTTTATCGGTGAACCGGGTCAAAAAGTAATTTTAACTAACACATATTTCAATCCAACTACGATTGAAATTGAAATGGTTGAACACGATGCGTCTACATTGGCACACGCACTTTACGGTAACCAAACTAAAGCAATTACTCCGGGTATCTACACAATTTACGATAATAACAATAACATCTATAAACAATACAACTTATACGAAGTTAAAGACCAATTTAATGAAACACTTTACGAAGTTCGTGAAGAAAGAGATAATATTGATGAAACTTTAAACTTAGATAACATAACAGGATAATGGCAGTAGTAAAACACAAAGTACCAAGTCAACTTGGAAATGCGGGTGGAACATTTAGTGATAGTTTAGTTGGTAACCAAATTACTGACGGTACTAGTCAATTGACTAATACTAACTTCGCCATTGATAAAGTTATACCTGAGAAAGACAGTAAAGATTTTAAAACATCTCCATTCTCTGATTTTTTTACTTTAGATACATTAAAAGAAGAAGTTGACGCACCTACCACAAAGGACGGGGACCCAACAAAAAATGAAAAAATTAAATTTAAAGGAAGTAAAGACGACGCTAATAAATCGTTGTTTGGTTCATTAAAACAAAGATTACAAGTTTCTATTGGGAAAATTATTAATAAATTTCCCGCAAGTATGTTAATTGACGGAACATCCCCAACAAGTATTGTTGAGAATACCGCCGAAAATGTCACATACGATTCGGTAACTAAAACAACACGATTTAGTATTAATCAGACGTTGGTATTTAATCCATTTGATATTGTCTTGACTAAACCACAAAGTAATACGTTACTACAAAGTGAGAACAATATTAGAAATCTTTATTCATCATACACCAAATATGTTCTAGATTTTAATGGTGGTACATTTGACGTTGTTACATATACCGAACCAAATACAAGTGGTGACGTTTTCTTCAAAGTTAAAGGAGAACCATTTGTTGGTTTAACTGGTGTTACAGATAATTTTTTAATAAGACCTAATGATGCAATTACTGAAGAGTTCTTCAATAATTTAGATGATTTAGAAACGTTATTATTAAACCGTGAAACAAGTCCAAAATATACCGCAACATTTAAAGTTCCAAGAGAAAGTTTTGATAAAACATCTACCGACTTAACCGACATTGAAGTTAGTTGGCCAGTATCAAGAGATGGTTGGAACATACAGATTATTGGTTTAGGTTATGACGAATTTCTTTATAACTTAAGTGCAATTGCTGATGAAATCGACATCTATAAATCAAATTTAGTTGTTAGATTTCTAAGTGCACCTCAATTGTTTGAATTCGATACCGAAGAAAAAAAGGGTGAAACAATATTCCAATTATATGGTCAAAGTTTTGACAGGGTAAAAAAATACATCGATAACATTGCGTTCATGAGAAACGTTAGTTATGATGGTGTTAACAACGTACCGGACATTTTACTAAAAAATCTTTCGGAAACTTTAGGATTATCTACCGTTAACTTATTCGATGAAAAAACATTAGAAGACACATTATATAGTAGACAAGACGCGAATTACCTTGGTGTCTCAATTGGTAAAACGTTAATTGAATCAGAACACGAATTCTATAGAAGAATTTTAGTGAATTTAGCACATTTATATAAATCAAAAGGTACACGTTCATCAATTGAATTCTTTTTGAAATTTTTAGGTGCACCTGAACCAATCATTAACATAAGCGAATATGTTTACAACGTAAAATCATTACCTAAAAATTTATCAGTACAAGATGATTTATATGATTTAATCCAAGGAAATAAAATTGACGTAACAATAACAGGGTTTACCGAAAGTACATACACATACCTAACAGGATTTACAACCGGTTCAACAACTTTATCGAGAACCGATTACCCTATTGACGAAAATAACCTACCAAGGAAAGTTACAAACATTGATAGTGATATATTCTTCCAAAAAGGTTCAGGTTGGTACGATTTAACATTGAATCATAGGTCACCTACTGTTATCGATACCGATAAATCAAGTGGTACGTTTATTAACGGAGAATTTGTTTTAACTGGTAGAACAAAAACAATTAAAACAAAACCAAAAGACTTTACTTACGGTGAAGATTATTTTGATAATTTTAGAACATTACCAGGTTTAGATTACGGTTTTGAACTTGAATCAAAAATAGATAATAAAAAAGTTAGTATTACTGACAATGAAGACGAATCTAAGTTAATTTTAAATAGAAAAAACATTACCGTTCATTTAGATTCGGCAAATGCGGTTAACTATGACATTTACCGTCAATCAAGAAACTTAGGTGTGAGTGGAGCCACCTTCGGTGATTTACCACCACAAAGTGAATTCTCATTTGCGGAATTCCTTGGTAACGTATTAAGTAAAACTATAAAAAATTCAAGTACCGTAAGATACAAAAACAATTATATTGATTTAGAAAATGTCTATTCAGATTATATTAATCAAATAACAAATAACGGTTACGTACCGTATAATTTTATTTCGGTAACTGAGTTTGTTAATAAAATGAGCCCATATTGGGTTCAAGTACTTGACCAATTTATACCTGCAACGACATTATGGACAGGTGGTAATTTAATACAGAACGGTAAATTCAGTAGGTCAAAATACAAATATAGAAAACCATGTCAATTATTTGAAATGGTTGATGACGTTTACCCTGAACCAAGTTTCTCAACGTACCTTAATGAAATTTTGAATGATTCCGACACCGGATTTCAAACATTATTAGGTGATAACGGTAAAGACGGTTATTTCAAATTAATGCCGTTATTTAAAATTGACGGAGTAAATTATTCGGGAACGACAAGTAACTCATCAACATATGCATTATTAAGTGGATTCACATCTAACACAGGAACAACAGTAGAAAACGCTAAATTATATTACGTTTCAGGTGATACTAATTGTATGGAACCAATCCCAACTACTGGAACAACAACACCTGGATTTGACGCTTATTGTATCGACGAGGTGACGTTAAAGTATTTGTGGAAAAAAGCAATCATTGGAACTATAGATTATGTAAATAACAATTCGGGGTATACAAGGAATAGTGTAGGTAAAGATAACACATACGGTGAAGAAATAGGTGTATCTGCGATTACAGGTACAACAGTTACAGAGGACATTTTATCATATGAATTTTTCTACGATAAAGACGGAAAGGAAAAAATAAGATTCAAATCGTTTAAATACGGAACAAATAATTGTACTGTAATGAAATCATTTGATTTCCAAATTGCTTTACCTATCAATTTTGATGCGGTAACGCCAACTCCTACACCTACCCCAACACAAACTCCAACTCAGACCCCAACACAAACTCCAACACAAACTCCAACGAATACACCTACACCGACAGAAACGCCGACTAATACCCCAACACCGAGTGTTACACCGACAGAAACGCCGACTAACACACCTACGCCGACTAACACTCCAACAATAAGTGAGACGCCGACTAACACTCCAACTCAAACACCAACGAATACACCGACACCAACTGATGACCCAATACCGTCACCAACACCAACGAATACACCAACACCAACGAATACACCAACCAATATTGTAACTAACTATTTAATTGAGGATTGTTTAACTGCGGAATATTATAATATTGAAAAAACGTATGTTAAATCACTTTACGATGTTATTGAATATCAAATTGGTGTCCCTGGAGTAGGTATTAAACGATGTGGAACCATAATAGATGAAAATTTCGTAGGTACTGCAGATGCCGTATTCTATAGTTCAATTCAAAGGGATTGTGGTGACACTATACATTGTCCGTCATAAAATAAAATAAATTAATAATTAAAATATATGAGCTTTTTAAACAGTAACAATTCCGAATATCTTTCAGCAAGAATAACCCAAAAGGGTAGAAATGCCATTGCTAAAGGTGATTTTAAAATAAGTTACTTCACAATTGGGGACTCCGAATATAATTACGATTCACTGTTTTCGACAGTTGAACAAGGCGTATTAACACCATTTGATAAAGATATTCAAGTAAAATACCCATTAAAGTTAGACAATACCAATATTAGTGGAACCACAATATACGGTATTCCAATTGTTGCAAGTCAACCCGAAACAATAAGAAATGTAATGGGACCAGCGGGATTTGTTTCTAATTATAAGACATATAATTTAAGTGGAAATACAGGAACAACTATAGAATGTTTAACAAACGAAATGGATATTGATGAATTAGATGGAACATCACAAATCACTGTCCCAATTTCAACAGGAACAACCTATCAAGATTGTGGTTATATTACTATTGTTTTTAATACTTTTGATACGTCAGGAAATTCAACATTAATTTCAGGAGTAACAAATAGTGTTATTTATAAAATCACAGGTGTAACGACGGGGGCAACAACCGAAACACTATTTTTAGATAGAAACACACCGGATTTAACAGGACTTAGCGGTTCGGTTAGTGTTGTTTGTAATAGTTGTGAAATGGAATTTGACACCTCTGGTGACGTTGACACAACTTGTATACCACAATTACCTGATACTGACGCACAACACAACCCATGGACCTTAAACGTTGTTTGGGGACAAAAACCAATAGGGTTTGATGTGAGTGGTACAGATGAATCCTTATCGGGTTTCACAAGTAACAAATATACGTCAACAAAAGAATTTTTAGGGTATGGTAAATCTACGGGTCAAGTAACAAATACCGGTACAACATACACTAACACATACGATGAAGTAATTACTTTATCACCTGAAGAACAAAAATGTATTGCAATAATTCACTATTCAGAAATTGGTGATATAGTAAATGACCCTGACAGATTTTTTAAATATGATGACTACATTAGCACATCGACTGGTAATACGATTACTGCCGACAATAGTGACGACTATGAATTTTTTGAGGTTTATATTCCTTTTTTAGTTTACCATAGAAATACAGGTAACACGTTAGGTGCAATTTTCCATATGAGTGATTCGGATAAAACAATCATATCAAGTGTAAATAATAACCTACACATAACATACCGAGATTTATTAGATGAACAAGACTTACCGGTTGGTAAAGTGTTCCAAAATAATAAGTTAATAGTATTTGACGACCAAGAAATTGTTGCGGCCTTAGATTATAAATCAAATAGAAGGTACACATTACCCGCACCTAAAATTAGTTTAGTACCTACAGATACCAGTGCCTCAAATTCAATAATGAGTGGAACTACAGGACAAACAATGTTTGTAACGTACGCTTTTGAATATGTTGGTGATACATCATTGAATGGTTTACCATGTAATTATTTTACAAAAATTACAGGTACAACAACACCGTCGAACGTAACTATCAAATTCGACACAGATGAATTCCAAAATTTAAAAACAATTTTTGGGGAAGTTACTGAGGGATTTATTGCAAATAAATTTCACATATTAGCTCAAAGAATTGACGAGACAGATAGTGACAACCTACCTAACCCTAATAATTGGGTTAAAATGAACTATACAATCGAAGCGGGAGGTGATAACTCTTCATTAATTGACCCAATTGGATTAAGAGACGTTACATTTACAATTGACAAGACTAAGTATGATGCGGGAACAACATTTGACTTAAATACACATTTAGGTGATGTTTACTCAGGTTCAACAACGTTACCACAATTCGGTGATGAACAACCATTTGCGGGAAGTGTTAAATTAGTTAGGGCGACTGACATTGAGGAGATGAAATTCTTTATTAACTTACCGTCAGGTAAATTCTCAACGTCACAAAATCCAACGTATGTTTCGGGTAACCCAAAAATTACCGAAGTGGCTTTACTTAATTCAAATAAAGATGCGTTAGTTATGGCGAAAACAAGTAAACCAATAACAAGAACAGGTACACAGGTATTTGCGGTTAAACTTGATTTCTAAGCTTTACAATTATTCATTTTTAATTTAACTTTTGAATATGAGTATAGATGTAAAAATTGACGTAAAATTTAAGAACAAGCCAAAAATTTTAGGATTGGATATTTCAACTAAAACAATTGGATGGGCCCTATTTGATATTTCAGGGTCTAAATTATTGGAGCTAACTCACTTTTCTCCAAAAATTAAACCTCAACCCGAGGATAAAATTGAAGAATTGATTAAGAAAGCCGATGCTTTCAAAAAACAATTAGAAGATTATAAAGACGTGGGAATAACTCGTGTCATTATTGAAGAACCATTGTTACAATCTAATAACATTTATACCGTAGGTACGTTATTAAGATACAATACTTTAATTCTGAAAGCGTGTTATGATGTGTTAGGTGTTTTACCTACATTTATCTCAACATATAATTCAAGAAAACATGCGTTTCCTGATTTAGTTGGTCCGAACGATAAAGGTCGTAATGTTTTATTCGGTGGTTATCCTAAAGACATAGATAAGAAACACGTAATTTGGGAACACGTTAATAGTGTTTGTCCTGATATCAATTGGTTATACGGTAAAACGGGTAACTTAAGAAAAGAGAATTACGATATGGCAGATGCTGCTTGTTGTGTTATAGGATATGTTAACATGACTAAATTAGAAAATACAAAAAAATAACCAATAAAGATTTCCATTTGTGAAATTTTTGTTGTATAATTAAAATAGGACGGGACATGTAGTAATACATGTTTAGTTGGTGTGAAAGGGGGAGTGGTGTTCCCCTTTCTTTTTTTTATAACTCCTCACATTTTTTTTTCTCACATTTTTTTCTTATTATTATACCATGGTGAATCAAAAAGTTGATTATTCGGGTGTAGTTGATATCTTAGAAGATATCTTAGGTGAACCAAAACTTCACAATGACTACAAAGGACAAATATCCTTTGATTGTCCTGTGTGCTCATATGATATTAAAGAATTAGACCACGGAGACGGTAAAGGTAATTTAGAAATAAACTACCACAATAGTGTGTTTAAGTGTTGGTCATGTTCTGAAACTCACGGAACCCATGGATCACTTTATAAATTAATAAAGAAACACGGTAACAAGAAACAACTTAAGAAATACGAAATTTTAAGACCTGACGAGAACGAAGAAAATTCAAAACGAACGTACAAACAGGTCAAATTACCAAAGGAATTTATCGCATTTAAAGATGTTAGTGCCGGATTAAAACTAACCCCACAATATAGACAAGCATACAATTATATTAAAAAACGAAACATTACGGAAGAAATGTTACTTAGATATAATATTGGGTTTTGTTACACCGGTGAATATGAGAATAGAATTATCATACCATCATATGACGAAAACAAATATTTGAATTATTTTATTGCAAGGTCTTACTTGGTAAAAACAAAATTAAAATACAAAAATCCCGAAGCACAAAAAGAAATTATTATATTCAATGAATACCTTATTGATTGGAACGAAACGGTTTATATTGTTGAAGGGGCTTTCGATAGTATATTCATACCAAATTCAATACCTATGTTGGGTAAGTTTATGAGTGAACACCTATTCAATAAATTATATGATAATGCAAAAAAAATTATAATAATATTAGACCCCGACGCTTACGGTGACCAAGAAAGATTATATCATAAATTAAATTGTGGTAAATTAATGGGTAAAGTGTGGTCACTTAAATTAGAGGGCGATAAAGATATTGCAGATATCCAAGGGGACATCAGTGGATATAAAATAAAACAAATTGATTAACATGAATTTAAACGACATCTCATTAGAGATTAAAGACCTATTAGAACAAAGAAGGAAAGAACTTGAATTAACATTTATTGAAGATTCACACATTTATTACATGAAAGATTTAGACGGGACGGTTAAGAAAAATTTCCCTTCCGTATCTAAAATTGTACATAAATTCCATAAGTTTTTTGATGCATCGGCAATGGCATTAAAGATGTCAGGTGGTGACCCGGTTGCTCAACAAAAATTATTAGCTGAGTGGAAAATGGCGGGTGACTTATCTACCAATATGGGTAGTAGAGTTCACTATGAATTAGAAAAAGATACCATTGGTAGATTTGGTAACTACAAAGACGTTAGACAACCTATATTCGAAATTAACGACGAACAACAACGTAAGAGTGACAATATGATTAAGGCAGGAAAAGAGTTCCTTGACTTAATGTTAGAACGTGGTGCGGTCTTATTAGACACCGAGGCAGTACTTGGTGACCCCGAAGAACAATATACAGGACAGCCGGATAAAATATGGTTAATGATGAATAAACAAAAAGATAATTTTGGGTTTGTAACCACAGATTGGAAAACAAACCAACCAAAAAACTTTGAAGTTCATCATTATACGGGTAAATTATTCCCACCATTTGATAATTTTCACGATAATGCGTTAGGTCACTATTATCTACAACTTCCCCTATATGGTAGGTTATTACTTAAAATGTTAAAGGGCACAAAATTCGAAAATACAAAATTATTGGGAAATGTTATTGTTTTATTAAAAGAAGATGGTACCTTTGTCGAGTATAAAGTTCCGCCACAAATCAGTAGTACGATTTTAACGATGGATTTAAAAAACTATATTAAGAGATGATAAAAAAAATTATACACATTGCCGATTTACACATCCGTACGTTCCAGTTACATGATTTATATCGTGAGCAATTTGAAAAACTAATTGACGAAGTTAGTAGACTGTCAACTAAATGGACAGAAGAAGGATTGAAATGGGAAGAGATTAGAATCGTAATTGCAGGTGACATTGCACATCAGAAAATTAATATTTCGAACGAACAGTTATTATTAACAAGTTGGTTTTTAAACGAACTATCACAATACGGTAAAGTTGTTATCATACCAGGTAACCACGACTTCTTAGAGAATAACATTCAACGTATCGATAGTATTACTCCAATTGTTGAATTAATAAACAATAAGAACATTGCATATTACAAAGATAGTGGTGTTTATGAAGATGAGAATATTAATTGGGTGGTGTATTCATTATACCAACATAACGTTAGACCTGATTTTGTAAAAGAAGAAGGTAAGTTTCATGTTGGATTATTCCACGGACCCATACAAGGATTATCAACTGATATGGGGTTCACATTTGAAGATGCGTACGACCAATTAAATTTTGTTGACTTAGACTTATTATTATGTGGTGACATTCATAAACGACAAACTTTCACATTACCCGGAGGAGGTAAAGGTGTTATGATTGGTTCCTTAATACAACAAAATTTCGGGGAAACAGTTAAACATCACGGTTACGGAGTTTATGATGTTATTAAAGACGAATACGACTTTATTGATTTACAAAACGACCAACCATTTCTCCATTTTGAAATAACAGACATTAAAGATATTGAAAATGGAAAAGAAGTTCACCTTAACCTTGGATAAGGAATTTATTCAATTCTGTGAGTTAAATAAAATTACCGACATTAATAAAAAAGCAACGGAAACCTTCAATCGAGGGTTTTCTTTGTTAAAATACGGTGAAACTCCAAATGGGGTGACTAACGTTACGGAAAAGATAGTTGAAAAGATTATTGAAGTGCCCGTTGAAGTGATTAAGGAAAAGATAGTAGAAAAGATTATCGAGGTTCCCGTTGAAGTCATAAAAGAAATTAGAGTTGAAGTACCAGTTGAAGTTATTAAAGAAGTTTTAGTAAAAGGAGACACCAAGGTAGTAACTAAAGAGGTTATAAAGGAAGTCCCTATTGAAAAGGTAATATTCGACACATCTAAAGAAATTGCCAAGGATAAGGAAATTGAAACTTTAAAAATTGAAAACGATAAATTAAAATCCGATTTAGATAAAATCACATCCTCATTAAATAAATTTAACAAGGGTACATTCATGAAGAATAGCGATTTAGGTTCACTATATAGTGAATAATTTGGTATTATGGGATTTTTTCTCTATATTATCCAAAACAATATAAACATATGGTAACATTATTTCTTTGGATTTTTATTGCATACGGATTTACGTCCATTCTTGTATGGGGAAGTATTTTCGAAAGTACAAGAGCGTTCATTGCAAGAAAATCAAAATTTTTTGGTACACTAATCAGTTGTACATTATGTACTTCGACATGGGTAGGATTCTTTATGTCGATTGTACTCGGTTCACCCACACAAACAATATTTACCGCACATGATTTACCATGGGTAGTTTGTATATTCTTTGATGGGATGTTTACCGCAGGAGCCGTTTGGGCTATAAATGCTGTCGTCGAGTTTTTCGAGGAGAGTAGGATTAAATAAAATTTAATGGCAAAATTAAAACGCACAAGTTATGATGACACACTTGTAAGAGAGTTCATCATCAAATTTTGTGATGAAAAATGGTCCATGAAACTTAAATCTAATGATGAATTATATAAAATCGACTTGTTAGGGGTTGATGATTTATTGTTAGGGGTTGAAGTTGAACATGGAAAATGGGAAGGAAATTTTTGGGAGAATGACAATTATTCACTAATTTCGGAGCAGAAATTCAGAACAATTAACATTCCCGGTAGAAAAGAAAAGTATTTTTTACCCGAAAACACTGTAAGAAGTAAAGTAACTGACAATTTAAGTTACCAAAAAAACATCTTCATGAGAACCAATAAAGATTTTACACAAGTGATTGTAATAAGGTCAAATACGGTTAGGGATAAAAATAAAATGGTTAGAACACGATTCCAACCAAAGAACAGTAATGAAGTTGAGAATTGGTTATCTTTTAGACGTGAAGACGTTGAGACGTACACATTAATCGACGGAACTTTTGTTTTAGAACAAGTAGAAAAAACTAACATATTAAAAAAATTATGTCGCAGACTAACCCATTTATTAAAGTAACGTGGCAAGACGTTCCTGAAAATTTTACACCTGAGAAAATCAGAAGAGTAAAGTCGTACTTCCAAGAAAAATATAAATCTAAGAATGTACAAGTGATTACAAAAACATTATCACAAGTACAGGATACTAGATTAAAGTCATTGGAGGTGTCTGATAATATTCTTGACCAAGAATACCAAAAAACATTAATGAAAGATTTCATCAAAGAAAATGAAATTAACATTAAGTGGGAACTTGTTGATAGATTAGATAGTAAAGTAAATGCACAAATTGACAAACTTAACGAAAATAAAGTTCGATACAATAAGTGGTCAATTAAAAAAATTAGTTTCTCAAATTTCCTATCATTCGGTGAAGATAACGTAATTGACTTCACCAATTTAGATGGTATCACCGTTGTTGAATCAACACCTAAAAACTTTGGGGGTAAATCGACATCAACGGTCGATCTTCTAATGTTTTTGTTTTTCAACTCAACAACTAAAACCAAAACAAATTCTGAAATCTTTAATAGATTTACCGATAAAGATGAAGTTAGTGTTACGGGTGAAATCACAATTGATGGGGACGATTATGTAATTGAAAGAAAGACATTAAGAAAAAAATCGAAATCAGGTGACTATACAGTAACCAATAAATTGGAATTCTATAAAAAGAAAGACGACGGTACAATTGAGAATTTATCTGGAGAACAAAGAAGAGAAACCGAAGCGTTTATTGCATCGGCAATTGGAACACAAGAAGATTTCTTATCTACCATATTAACCACCGGTTATAATTTAGAGGAGTTAATCGAATCTAAACCAACGGCACGTGGACAAATTCTAACAAAGTTTTTAGGTTTAGAAAGTCTAAAGGCGAAGGAAGAAACCGCAAAGGAAATTTATAATGATTGGAGTAGAAAACTAATTTCCAACACATATAATACCGCTCAATTAACTTTAGATAATGAAAAGTACACAACGAGTATCGACGATTCGAATGACACGATAAAAGAATTAAACATTGCATTATCTGATTTTGAAAAAGAATTAAAAAGATTAGAATCGAGAAGAGATGAAGTATTATCATCACGTAATAATGATGTTGATAAAGAATTAATCAATACAAACCCTACATTACTTGAAAGAGAAATTGCCGATTTAGAAAAACTAAAATTAGCAAGTAAAGTTCAATCTAATGAGATTAAAGTTGTTGAACCTTCAAAATATTATGATGAAGATGACCATGGACAACTTAAGACGGAAATGGGAGAACATTCCGCTAATATATCGGCATCTAAATTTGTAATCAAAGAAAAAGAAAAATTAATCACTCAATTAGTTGAAGGGGTAAACTGTCCAACATGTCATAGACCGTTAGACCAAGTTGACCACACTGATGAGATTAATTCTTTGAAGAAAGAGGTTGAAAATTTACAAACGGAAATCGATAAGGATGAAATTACTTTAGGTAAATTAAAAACAAAATCTGATGAATTTGAGACCTTGAAAACGGAATTTGACATTTACGAAAGAAACAAACTTCGTAAAGAAAGATATGAGTTGGAAGTTGAACAAAAACAATTGGAAATTAATATTAAACAATTACGTTTAGATAGATACGAAGACAACAAAAAGAAACTTGAAGAAAATCAGAAGATTGATGCTGAAGTAATGGCGTTGAGAACTAAGTTGGAAACCGTAAATGGTGACATTAGACAATCAACAACCAACATTGAAAAACATGTGGGGAACATTGCAAACATGAAAGAGAAGATTTCCATCAACGAAGATTTAATGAAGAAAATTAAATCGGAAGAAGAATTATTGGCAGTGTTTAAAATTTACCTTACAATTTACGGTAAAAACGGTATCTCTAAAGTAATCCTTAAAAATATGGTTCCACTGATTAATCAGGAATTATATCGTTTATTGGTTGATAGTTGTCACTTTATTTTAGAGATGAACATTAACGATAGAAATGAAGTTGAGTTCGTAATGATTGATACAGAAACGAGAGTAATAAAACCTTTAAATTCAGGTTCAGGTTACGAAAGAACAATATCATCATTGGCACTTAGAAGTGTATTGACCAAAATCTCATCTTTACCGAAACCAAACATTGTTGTAATGGACGAGGTGTTCGGTAAGATTGCGGATGAAAATTTAGAAATGGTTGGTGAATTCTTCAAAAAAATTAAGAATTACTTCGAACATATCTTCGTTATATCACATAATTCTTTAATACGTAACTGGTCGGATAACCTGTTTATGGTGAAAAAAGAAGAAAACGTATCATCTATCGATTATATTACCACAAAAATTTCTTAGTTTAAAAATAATCACATATATTTGTACCATAAAATAAATTAATTATGACACCAAACGATTACAAAGGTTTCGGTCTTTTCGCTAAAGACCATGGTATTAGTTCATTGAACTTAGATTACCACATGAAAAAAATTGAAAGTAGTATGACACCATATGTCCTTGAAGAGAGACAAATGAATGTTACACAAATTGACGTATTTTCTCGTTTAATGCTGGAAAGGATTATTTGGGTTGCGGGTGAAGTTAATGACCATATGTCTACCGTTGTTCAGGCACAATTGATGTTCTTGGATAGTTTAGATAATAATGACATTACAATGCACATCGACAGTCCAGGTGGTTCAGTTAAGTCAGGACTTTCAATGGTTGATGTTATGGATTATATTAAATCTGACATTAGAACAATCAACACGGGTATGGCAGCATCAATGGGGTCCGTACTATTAGGTGCGGGAACTAAAGGTAAACGAGGGTCTTTAAGATTCTCACGTACCATGTTACACCAATCAAGTGGTGGATTTAGAGGTAATATTCAAGATGCCAAAATCGACATGATTGAATGGGAAAAATTAAACAACACACTATTTGAACTTTTGGGTGATTATTGTGGTAAATCTGCGGAGACCGTTAAAAATGACGCATCGAGAGATTTGTGGTTATCTTCGGACGACGCATTGGCTTACGGTATCATCGACGAAATAGTTAAGAAAAAATAAGATTTGGTTGATTCTTGTTTGTCTTTATATTTATAATAAAAACTAAATATGAAAACAAACAAGACTACAATCCTATTAGTTTTGATTGCTTGTTTAGCGGCGTACATTATTTTTCAGAACCAAGGTATTAAAACTGACGTGGAGGGATACAATGCAAAAATCGATTCAATTCAACACGAAGTTGATTCGGTTTACACCGTAAACAAAGAAATTGACAATCAAATCGAAAAAGTTGACAATCATATTATTAACGTTGATAAAGACGTTGAAAATGTGACGAAAAACATAACTATTATTAAAAACAACACAGATGAAAAAGTTAATACTATTACCACTATTGGTAATGTTGAGCTTGAGCAGTTATTCTCAAACAGATACAACTAAACAGGACACAACTAAGGTAATATTACCAACAAGAGTAGCAAGGTTAGCTTTCCAAGATTTACTTCGTTATGACGGTGCAAAATTGGAGATAGTTGAGTTGAATAAAGTTATTGGATTAAAAGACCAACAAATTACTTTATACAAAGAAAAAGACACACTTAAAACTCAAAAAATTGGTAATTTAGAATTAATCATTACTAAAAAAGACCAACAATTTGATTTAGAAAGAGAGAAATCAGAAAGTTTATTAAAAGAACTTAAAGCCCAAAGAGCTAAAACATTTCTTTATAAAATTGGTTCATTCGTAGCGGTGATATCAACGTCTTTATTCTTATTAAAGTAAAATGAAAAAATATTTTGATGTTCGTAATGTCGTTATATTAATACTATTGGTAATTGCCCTTTTGGAATTTATTAATCCAAAAGGGTTAATGCCAAATAGAACAGTATACGTTCCAAAGGTAGATTCAATACCATATGCGGTACACGATACCGTTTTGGTTGATAGTTTAGTGGAAGTTGAAGTTCCGGTGGAGGTTGAGGTTCCTTACGAAGTTAAAGTACCGACATATATTGCCGTTGACACAAATAATATTTTGAAAATGTATTATGTTAAAATACCATATAAAGATGTATTAACATTACCCAATAACCTTGGGACGGTTTCAATCACTGATACAATATCACAAAATAAGGTCGTTAATCGAAAATTCGTTAGTAACATTAAACAAAAAATAGTTAAAGACACGGTATATCAGAAAGAACCATTTAAAACACAATTTTTTTATGGAGTTGATGGTGGATTTAATAAAGTTAACGTCGTTTCACATCTTGGTTTAGGTGTTATGATTAAAACAAAAGACGACAAGTTATTTCACTTAGGTGTTGGAGTCGCCAATCGATTAACCGATAATACAAATGGTTCTTTTACACCATATCTTAACGGTGGAGTTTATTGGAGAATAGGAAAGAAAAAATAGTTTTAACCATTTACTAGCACACTAGTATGAAGACATTTATATTATTTTTATTCGGTATGTTCGAAGATCATGAAGACATAGAGTTCTTCTGTACCGAAATATTAGGTGACACCCCCGTCATCAAAACAGTGAGATATGTCATTGAAAATTCCCAAAACGTTATTGTAATTTTTGATTCGGAAGTGGACCATAAAACACTTTCAACCGAATTATTTTCGGTATTATCTAACGATAATATCAAATTTTACTTTATATTTGAGCGAGATAATTTAGTAACAGCACATTTACCAAAGGAGGTGAGAGATTTCATTTTTAAACCTGTTACTGCGGATAAAATGTTAACTATAGAATATCAGAAAACGGATAACCCAATATTGGATTTAGACCAACTTTTAGATAAAATTGAAAAAATGGGAATAGAGAGTCTATCACCCGAAGAAAAAAACTTCTTAGATAATTTTGACAATTAGAATTATTTTACGTATCTTTACCAAACAAGTCCAAATACATTAAAAAAACACCATGAAGAAATCCGTTATTATTAACACCGAGGAAATTAATCAATACATTAAAGATATCCGTAAGGTTCCGGTTATCACACATGAAAGACAAGAGGAAATATTTGTTCTATTAAAGAATAAAAAAATCTCTAAAGAAGAAAAAAAGAAACTATTTGACGAATTAGTAGTCGGTAATTTACGATTCGTTATCTCAGTTGCAAAAATGTACCAAAATCAAGGATTGGACTTACTTGATTTAGTTTCGGAAGGAAACATTGGACTTATGAAGGCAGCCGAAAGGTTTGACCCATCGAGTGGTTTTAAATTTATCTCATATGCGGTGTGGTGGGTAAAACAATCGATGATTGCATCATTAAATGAAAATGCAAGAACAATACGTATCCCATCGAACTTAGTTCAGGAGTTACAAAAACAAAGAAAAACTGAAGTTAGTCCCGAGGACAATTTCTATCTTACTCAAAGTAACGACGATAGTAACGTTAATAATTTACCATATTGTGTCGGTTTATATAAACAAATAAACGAAGATGGTGACCAATTAATCGACTTAATACCAAATAAAAATGCCGACAACCCTGAAGACATTTTTAATACACCTGAAGAAATTAAAAAGAAGGTGAATGCGATGTTGAGTATATTAGATGATAGGGAAAAAGTTATCATTGAAAGATACTACGGATTATCGGGAATCGAATCTAATCTTGACGATTTAGGTGAGGAATTCGGATGTACAAAAGAAAGAATAAGACAACTTAGAGATAAGGCAATCAAGAAACTAAGAAACGAGAGTTTCGGACTACTAAACTATTTATAAAAACAAAAAAATTATGAAAAAATTCATTCAAACAAACTTTACTAATATCGTATTAGCGATTGCGGTACTTGGACTATTAAAAAGTTGCGGAGACGGAAGAGAATTAACTAAAATCAGAAAAGAGGTAACAGAATTGAGAGATTCTACGTACAGTAAAAAAGAACTTGACATTAGATTACAAGTGGAAGGTTTAAAATCTGAAAAAAGAATGATACAATCTTCAGATAGAAAAATTCTTGACGTTAATAGACAAACTCAAATTGACGAAGAAATTAAAAGATTAGAATCAAAATAAGATACAGATGAAACATTGGATTAATAAAAATTATAAAACACTAATCGTAGCGGCGTTCCTGATTCCTATCATGACCGTTGCTGTAGTGTCGATTTCTCACGTTACTAAATGGTATGGTATATCTAATCCCATGTCATGGTCGATTTATTTATCGGTAGGTATTGAAATTGCTGCGTTATCAGCATTAGCAGCGATATCTGCAAACATGGGTAAAAAGGTTTATTTTCCATTTGCAGTTGTAACTATAGTACAATTTATCGGTAATATATTCTTTGCATATTCATATATTGACATCAACTCGAAATCATTTAAGGATTGGGTTGAATTAGTCTCACCTATATTAGAAATCATTGGAGTTGACCCTACTGACCCTATTGGACATAAAAGATTCTTAGCATTCTTCGCTGGTGGTATGTTACCAATTATTTCATTATCTTTCTTACATATGTTAGTTAAATTTACTGAAGAAGATAGAAAAAGTGAAATTATACATGACATCGATGACAAACTAAACAATAAAGTAGAAGCGTCTGAAATCATTAGTGAAGTTTCTCGTTTAAGGTTATCCGATGAGGATTTAGAAATATTGGCTAAACATTTGGAAAACCCATTACCACCTAATGAACATTTAAAATCTGCAGCTAAAAAGTATCAAGAAAAGAATGAACCAAGTGAGGCTATTACATCAACACCAGAAGTAGTAAGTGACGTAATTGAAGAAGAAGTGTACCCAAGCTTATCTGACGAAGAAATAATGGAAATGAACCAACAAGAATACGAAAGAACTCTTGACGTACCTGAAGATGAATTTGACGGGTTCGTACCTGAACCATTTGCAACACCGGAAGAAGTTGAAAAATTTAATATTGACAACCTTGATAAAACATTAGAAATTGTTAACGAAGAAATCGATAACAGTAACGAACCGATTTATCAATCTGAAACCAAAGAAATTGATGAGATTATCAACGTTGTTGATAATGCCATGGACGAATCTCCAAAAGAGGAAGAAGAAAAAAAAAAGTAGAAAGTAAATATAACTTTTCCAATGTAGGTACTCACGTTCCAGTTTTCTATAAATTTGGTCCTGGAGTACCTACAATTATGCCTGACCCTACCCCGTCACCAACACCATCACCTGAAACCGACGAATTGTATTGGGAAAAAGATGACGTTAATCCAAATCAAGTAATTTATGATTTGGAAAATAATCAAACTATCATACCTCAATCCGAAGACGAAATTACCATAACACCGACAATTAATTCGGTACCACAAATTAAAGTGAGAAATGTTAGTGATACACAATATAGAAACAATCGATAGTCAGAAATTAAAAATCAGTAAAAGAAAGACTAAAAAAACACAAATTTTACTTTTTGACACTCAAAGAAGGGTCGACGATTATGTAAATAAAATAAAGTACCGTAGAAACGGTAACTACGACGACGTTCCACATTTTATCGTTAGTAAATTAGGTATGGTGTATCAGTTATTTGACACCAACCATAATTCTAATACGTTTAATGACCCCAAAATTGACAATAGAATGATTAAAATTGCAATTGAGAACTTGGGTTGGTTAAACAAGAATACTATCACTGGTGTCCTTAATAATTGGATTGGTGACCCATATCGAGCGGAACCCTATATAAAAAATTGGAGAAATTATTATTTTTGGGACAAATATAACGACGACCAACTAAATGCACTATCTAAACTATGTGATAAATTGTGTATCGACCACGATATTTTTAAACAAACGGTTCCATCACAAGGATATATTGAAAAGATATCAAATTTCAAAGGGATTGTATGTAAATCCAACTTTTCAAGTATTTATACAGATATAAACCCTTCATTCAATTTTAGGGTATTCTTTAACAATCAAAATGAAAACGAAAACTGACTACGACGTAACTAAGAACATGTTAAAAACCATAAGAACTTTAACTGAATCTAAGTTATCCAATAAAACCATTAACGAACAATCAGAACCGATTACTCCATTAATCAATAAAACTGAAGAAGAACAAAACGACGACATCACGGTTATTAACGATGTGGACGTTAAGTTAGTTTCCAGTGATGAATCAGATATGAAATTATCTGACCAACAAAAGGGAGGTATTTCACAGATAATTGACGGATTTAGACAGCAAGTATCTCAAATCGTAGATTTTCACCCTGGATTCACAATAACACAAAATCAAATTAGATTAGACGGTTCAATAACTGAGTTAGATATTGATTTTGTTTTCATTGCAGGTGACGAAAGTGGTATTTACATCAACGCCGATATGTTAAAGTTAGAACAAGACACTGCAACGATGTTAGAAAAATTGGCTAAATTCGAGGAAACTTACAAAACGTCAATGGATCCGTTAATAACTTATAGAAAAAACAACTAACCATGGCATTAACCGACCAAGATAAAAGAGAAATCGAAAGAATCACCAAAAAAGAGATTAAAGACTTTATGGATTCAACTCAAGCACATAGAATTGTTGTAAAAACAATACAAGATGAGTTGGGTACTAAAAGAATTGACGATAAAATTGTCGACCTATCAACTAAAGTTGTGGTTGAATTATTTAAAACCTTATGGCAAAGAAAGTCATTTTGGGAAAGTTCTTTAAAATCAGTTAAGTAATGACAAAGAAAGACTTACAGGAAATAATTTCTAAAAACTCACCTAAGAAAGGTAAGGAAACAACAAAAGAAGTGGAAACCACTGAACAAACCACAGCAGGTGATGCTGGTTCGTTTGAGGGTCCTGCGTTTAGTGATGTAATTAAAAGACCAATTTCCAAAATACACAATTCAACAATCAAAGAAGAGGAAGAAGTAGATGAGGCAACCGATGCAAGTTCATCGGGGTCATTTGATGTACCCCTATTTGGTAAAACAACAAAAGGTGGACGTAAAGACCCATTGAAAATTGACGGTCCGAGTAGTATTGGACAAAGTAGAGCGGTTAAAGATAAAAAATTTCCTAAATGGGGAGGACCAAAGGGAGTTTACATTAAAGTTAAAGAAAAATGTAAAAAATTCCCATACTGTAACCAAGGAGATATTAATTCAATTGAATTACTTGAAATTGAAGGTTTAAAAGAAACAATTCTTGAGACATCTGAAAAATATGGGGTTCCATATAAAGAAATCGAAAAAATTGTATTAAATGACATAAAAGAGATATTTATTGAGATATGAAAGTAAGTGAATTAAATACAATTATAGAAAATACCATTTTTAACGAGATTAAGAAAGCAATTCTTGCCGAATCTGAAATGGACACTAACGAAATGTACCATGTAACCTGTGAAGGTGAACCGGTAATGACATGTAAAACTGAAGAGGAGGCACAGGAACATGTTGATTTATTAAAAAAAGACCACCCGGGAAAACAATTTATTATTGAGAAAGTGAAATACGAATCACACGATGATATGTTAGATAAATTGGACGAAATGGGAGAACAATTAGAAGAAAAAGAAAATACAAATATGGAAAATACAAACCCTAAATTCAAATCTCTTGCCGAAGCACTTCTTCACGCAAAAAATAATGGACATAAAAAAGTTAAAATAAACGGTGAACGTTTTGACGTTGATGAGTGTTGGAAACAAATGGAAGAAGAAGAACTTTCAGGTAACCAAGATAAAATCGACGCAGACGACGACGGTAAAATAACTGCAAAGGATTTCGAAATTCTTCGTGGAGAGAAAGAACAAAATGAAGAAGAAGACTGTCAGGAATGTGGTAGTCAAATGGAAGAAGATTTTGATTTTGGTGCTGACGTAAGAAATCTTAAAGTTGCTCCGAATAAAGAAGGAGAAGTTTCTGAAGAAAAGGAGTTATGTAACGAATGTGGTTCTGAAATGAAAGAAGGTATCTGTAACGAATGTGGAGATAAAAATATTCAAGAATCAAAAAAGAAAACTGTACGTATGAACAAACAAGAGTTGACCAATTTTATCACTAAAATGGTTAACGAATCTGTTCCTGGGTTGGATATCACAAAAAAATCAAAAGTTGAAAGTGGTAAAGAGAATAAAGAAAACTTAACTAACGTTGATAAAAAAATCAAAGATTATTTATCAATCCCTGGTAGTAGTAACCCTGAATTCCCTGAACAAAACAAAAAAGGTGAAAAAGTTGCGGTTAACAACACTGAAGAAGAAGATATCTTTGTTGCTGACAATAGAGGTAGAGGTTTAGAAAATTTAGAATATGACCACGAACCATCTAAAGCATTTAAAGATAGATTAAAATTAGCAATAAATGGTGACCCAACTATGGGTAACAGTCAAGAGTGGGCTAATGTTGTTCCAACAGATAACGGTGAGAAACTTGAAAAAGAAATCGAAAGAAAATCAAAAGAGAAGAAAGAAGAGCCACGTTATAAAAAAGAACCTACACCAACTAAAGAAGTTAATGAATCTAAAATTAACTTAGATAATGTGGTAAGTGAGGAAATCGAAAAGATGAAAAAATTAACATCATACGATAAGAAAACTCAATAATATCTTTTTTTTAATTCTTT